TTCATTAGAACCTGAGTCTATTGAGGAAACATAAAGAATAGCAGAAGCACCGTCACCGGATCTATCCTCAGCATACGCTAATTCGCCTTCAACCAAATCAGAAGCAACTGGAGCTGCTGAGCCCGTGCTTCTTTTAATTTGAATAGTTGTTGACATTATTTTCTCCTATTTAACTATTTATTAAAATGTTCCACCGTCTATAGCACTAACATTAGCGGCAACATCGGAAGCAGGTTTTGCTTGCCAGTTACCTGATGTGCTGTCATAAACTAATGTATATCCATTCTGAGCTCCAGAAGTATCTATTCCAGATAAATTCTCTAGCTTTGTTGCAGTAGTAATTTGTGAAGCAGTAGCAGCGCTTGTAACTACTCTTGAACTTCCTAACGTGACTGTAACTTTACTCATTTATTACCTCTATTTATATTACTTTGTAACTTCTGGTGTAATAGTAACGATGCCTTCGATGACTCTAATAGTTTCCGCCGGCGATGTTGCTGTTATTTCACAATCATATACATATCTACCTGACTTTAAAGCAGTACTTTGAGCTGCTGTTAAAGATAAAGTAATCACACCCGTATTATCTACCTTGGCGGTTGTAAAATCTGTCTTTGTTGCTGCGTCATATGACTTTCTCATTTGCGCTGCTACAGTATAGTTTGCCAAGTTTTTTGCGCTACCGTCATCATTTTGAACTGTTAGTTCTATTGAAAATGTTGTGCCTTGATCTATTACTATGTTATGAACCGTTGCCATATTTGGTGTTTATCTCTTAAATATTGTATATAGTCTTATTTATAAATAAAAGACATTACAATTGGAAATTAAGTGAAAACAATTTTGACATTAAAATATGGTGAAAAGTACACATCTGATGATGTAAATTCCATATATGAACATACTGAAGGCAAATATAATTACGTCTGTGTAACAGACGACCCCAAGGGATTACATCCTAATATCGGGATTATTTATATGGAACATGAACCAGATGGGAATATGGAAAAAATAAAATTGTTCCAATTGAAAGATTTGGGTACTATTCTATACCTAGATCTAGATATAAAATTACAAAAAACTATAGATCATTTGTTTGATTACTGTCAGGATAACCCTGTTATATGTTATACCTGGTGGAAAGATAAAAAAGATAAAATGCCTATAGGAGAATATCCTTATAGAGATAAGTTTCCATTAAGTAATTATAATTCTAGTGTGATGTTATGGAAAGATGCTACACATATTTGGCATCATTACAATAGAAATCCAGACGAATATATAGTTAAATATCCTTACGGTGATGATACTTTTCTTTACCACGAAGGATTTACATTTGAACATTTTCCTAATAACGAGATTTATTCATACTTATTTACAGGAAGAAAATATAGGCCTGAATATACAATATGCTTATTAAACGGACAAGATAAACACCCGGAGATTGCAAAAGAATATGATGAACTTTGTATGCATCAAGTGGGGCACTAAATACAAACCACACTATGTTAACAATCTGTATCGTATGGTACAGGAAAACTATCATAATGAATTCACTTTCACATGTTATACAGATGACAAAGAAGGTTTGGAATGTGATACTGTTGATATACCTGTAATAGATCCTTTACATCCTAAGTATTGGTTTGGAAAAGAAAATTACTGTTGGGATAGATCTAAATTTTTAGTTTTCAACTCTCATAATTGGTTAGGGTATGAAGGCAAGTGGTGTTATTTTGATCTAGATGTTATATTGCAAGGTGATATAACTGACTTAGATGAACTATCACAAAAACCTAGACTTATACATTCTCGCTGGGACGACCCTAGACATATAGACGATAGGTTTTTTATTGAAGTAAGAGGAACATTTTATAACTCTAGTATGATGTGTTGGTCTAATGACCAATGTGAACATATATTCTGGGACGTAATGGATAGTGATGAGAAAGTATTTAAAACCTTTTTCAAAGGTTCAGATAATTATCACTATTGGAGACAAAGAGACTTTTGGAATAATATTCCTTTTGATTGGGTTTACTCTTATAACAGAGGACAAGAATTTCCGAGTGATTTAGAGACACATAAATATAGAGAAGAATGTAAAATTTGTCTTTTTAATGTGGATTCAAACCCACACCCTTTAAGGGAAAAGCAAATAAAAATAGATGAATTAGAAGATGAGACATTATTGAGATTTTGGAATGGTAACACTGGTAGCAAATCAGCTAGACAATAATTATAGTCAAACACAAATAAACGCTTTTTATACTCAGGCGAAAAAACTGATAGAAAAGCCGTTTGAGTTTTGGGTATTCACTACCCAACAAGAGATGGATGTTATTAACAAGACTAAGAAGAAAGAGGGTTTTATAGATAACATTCAATTTCATGTTCCTAAGTATGGTAAAGATTGGATTGAAATAGACTTAATGGAGAGAACAAAACCTGGAGAACATCTATTGTTTATAACTCCTAATGTTATACTGAATAACATAAGCGTCATAGAGACTTATAAGACCAACCGCAAATTATTGCTGGAAGACGGTAATCTATGTTATGTATTATACCATAACAAAAAAGTGGAAAAGATTTTAGAAGAATGGAATAAAAATGAAGATGATTTATTATATAACTTTGATGTATTTAGTGAAAAGTTTTTAATAGATGAAGGAGATATACCTTTTATACAAAATGCCACTGCTTCATATCCTGAAACTACAGACGAGGATATTGTAGCATTACCATATTGGTATGAAGACTACACACCAGAACAGGTTAACAAAATGTATAACAAAGCAACAGATTTATATCCGTATTTACCTGAAAGAGTACAATTTGAATTATCTAATGGACAAGAGTATTTAAAACTAGATCAAGTTAGAGAATCATTTAGTCAGGACTTTATGGAAAAGGCCCATTTAAAAAGAATTAAATTTAAAGGTCTAAATGGCGATTCAACAGACAACCCAGAACTATTTGATATAGCTCATTACTTCATGAAAGAGTGGGGCATAGGTGTTGATATGGATACCACAGGTATTAACCACGATACTATATGGTGGAATAATATTGGTATGTTATTTAAAGAAACAGGTAACATAACATTTAATATTAATACAGGCAATCCAGATAAAAGAATATTTGAAAATGCAGAAGCATTAATTTCTACAGGTTGTAGAGTGTTCTGGGCATATACACATACTAGACAATTAGATAATGATATACAAAAAGCAAAGAAATTATGCAAACAATATAAGTTCACAGGCTTTGTATATCTAGATGATGTACCTGAGGAAGTTATACCTAAGAAAAAAGTAATTAAGAAAGAGTTACCTGACTATAAACTAATAGAATTAGAAACTCTTGAAACAAGAAAAAAAGACGACACATATAAAGAACGCAAAATTAAATTTAGTCCGCATGTAAAATGTGAGGGTAAGATTAATAATCAGTTTTATTTAAGTGCTAAAGGAAATGTTTTCCCATGCAAACATATTGCTTTAACTATTGAAACAGCAGAATTATCTCCGGAGCATAAAACAGAGTTCTTATATGACTGGTCTAAAAACAATATAAATAACTATACATTAGAAGAGATATTTACTAATGATTTTTATAAAGGATATTTTAATAACCTATTAAAATTAAATCCTACAATTATACATAATGAACAAGGTGGTATATGTTAAAAGTAAACGATGGAACGGTAATAGAAGGCATTTTTGATGATGATAAGTATATTGATCTAGTTAAAAATTCTAATTTTTCAACACTAATAATACACATAGACATTAAAGATTTCGATGATAAATGCGTTGAAATAGTAACTGCATTAGCGGAAAATGGAATACAATATGCAGATGACTATGTTATAGCAAGAGCGAGAAAAGAATATGCGAGTTAATGTTGTATGTTCTAAATGGGGCACAAGATATGGTCCTCATTTTGTAAACAGATTAAAAAATATGGCAAGGAGGAATTGTGATGATAAACATGATTTCCACTTCTATTGTTATACTGATGATGTTGAAGGTTTAGATGAAGATGTAAAAGTAATACCTTTTCCAGACATACCTAATATACATCCTAAGTATTGGTTTGGTGGAGAAGATTTTAAATATGGAATGGCAAGGTGTTGGGATAGGCCAAAAACAATGGTATTCAATACTCATAATTTTGCAGAAGATAAACCAACAGGAAGATTTATATTCTTTGACTTAGATATTATTATACAAAATGACATAGAGCCTTTATTGACCTATAATATGGAAAGACCAACTAAGTTAAGAAGCTGGTGGCAAGACCCGCGCCCAATGAAGACGCGGAAGTTTAAATTATCTCACGGTGCATATACTAATGGCAGTTGTCAAGTTTGGTCCGACGATCAAGCAGAATGTATATGGGAAGATGTATTAAAGAATCAAGAAAAGATATGGTTTACATATACCGACGGAACAGACAATTACCATAGTTGGCGATGGGGAGATTGGGGTAAAAAATTATGGGATCATTTCCCGTCAGACTATGCTTACTCATATAATAGAGGTCGTAGTTGGGACGATGATGATTTACAAACAGAAATATATAGGGACACACCTATTCTTTGTGTATTTAATATTGATCTATTACCTGAAGCGATGCTTAAAGGTAGAGGTAAAGTAAAACAGAACGAATTGGTTGATCCACAATTATTAAAGCATTGGCAATGAACATCTATACAGTAAAATGGGGCAGTAAATATTCTGCTAAACATGTTAATCAAATATACGAATCTTGTAAAGAGTATATAACACAAGATTTTACATTTTACTGTCTGACAGAAAAAGAACAAGGATTGGATAAAGATATTAATGTTATTCCTTTTCCAGCAGATAACAAATTAGAAAAATGGTGGAACAAAATGTATCTGTTTGATGATAATGTTGTTAGGCAAAAAGGAGATAATCTTTTCTTTGACTTGGATATTATTATACAAAAGAATATAGATGACATAGCAAACTTTGATCCTGAAGATTGTCTATGTTTTGGTCAGACACATTGGCACGATTTAAAAACACAAAAAACAGAAACAGAACATGTTCCACACAGATATACAGATTTAAATTCTAGTATATTAAGATGGAATGATAACTTAGATAAAGAAAATATTACTCTTTATTTTAAAGCACACAAAGAAAAAATCTTATGGTACTACAGGGGATTAGATAACTTCTTTATGCACAAAGGTGTAGCAAGAATTAAATACTTTCCTTTAGGGTGGTTTTATAGTTATAACTATGGCTATATATTTCCACATGATGTAGAAACGCATGTATTCAGACAAATACCATATGTCTGTTTATTTGATTCAATGGGAAGAAAAGAAGATGTTAAATTTTAATTTTTTAAACAGTATGCAACATTGGGGAGAAGGCCTCGCTAAAGTTGAACATGAAATGAAACACAAGCATGATGACTTTAGACAAAGTTTAAATCCTAATACAATGGAAGCTGGTATTTGGTTAGTAGAAGAACTACAAAAATCCTTAGAAGATTATATGAAAGACGAACAGTTTAAAATATTAATTTTAAATAGTTGGTTAGGGATACCTTTAGTTCCTTTATTGTGTGAAAATTTATCAGTAGGAGAACTACACTTAGTTGATATAGATCAGGAAGCTTTAGAACTGTCTAAAGTATTCCATAAACATTATATAGCAGAAGAATATATTAAAATAAATCACTGGAACTTAGATGTTCCTTTTGCTTTTGATGAATTAAATCAACTGAATGTAGATATAGTAATTACAATGGGAGCAGAACAGATGTACCCATTAAAAGAATTAACCACTGCAAATAAACATGCAGTATTTGCCATTCAAAATTCTAATGTTATAGAAGAGATGTATGGTATTAATTGTGTTGATAGTGAAAAAGCATTAATAGAAAATGCAGGATTGAAAGACACATATTATTCTGGCAAAGTAAAACAATTTTACTATGATTGGAATGGTAAAGTATATTTTGAAAGGTTCATGGCAATTGGTTCAAAATAAAAAATTAAGAAGAGCTCTTCACGAGTCAACTGTTGATACTGCAATAGGAGCAATCATAATGTTCCCATTGAGTGTTGCAATCATTAAGGCATGCATTGACTACGCAGGCACCTCGGCTGAGATGGCTGCGTTTATAAATTTTTTAGGATTAACCGGTGTTGCTATTGTAAGAAAAGCACTTGTAAGACTTAGGTTTGAGAAATTATATAGAATCCCTGATTCCAAACAAGATGGGAAATAAATTCAAAGGCCATAAAAGCTAATATTATTAGTGCCAAAGCTATAGCTGCTTTAAACATAAACATCAATATATCTGGTGCAAATTTAATTACAAAATATAATAATGTTATAAAGCCTATTACTTGTAATGTTCCTTCCATCATCTACATTCCTCTTTTTAGAGGCCTCCAACCGTGTCTTTCATATCCAATATCAGACTTTGTATGTCTGTACCATGGTTTTTCAACTTCCAATTGACCAGCAAGGAAGCTAATAAAATTAGAAGTATTGAAATCTCCACCACCTTGAATTTCTACTTGTTCTTCTTCAAACAAAATATTGGTGTCGTCCATTGCATTTGTAATCTTATGCTTACTTTCCCATGCCTCAGATCTCATTTTTCTAAATTCGAAACCTTTGCCATTAAGTTTGGCCATAATCTGATTAGCATCTAATCCTGGAACTTTGAGTTGTAAATGAAACTTCATTATGCCACCTCTAGTTTTGCTAATCTTTCATCCCTATAATTTAGGGCACCTTCGCCTAAGTAAATGTTGCCGTCGTCTGCTCTAAACATAGTTTCAAGGCTTGCGCTTTGATCTTTTTGTTTTTGGATCAATGAGAACTCTGCTTGTTCTAAAGTAATTGCTCCAATTTGAACAAAGTCTAAAAGCATGTCCGCGAATGGAACCTCACCGTTTGATATCCAAACTGTAAGACCATCTACTTGAGCTGTGTTTTGAAAATTCGTTTCAATTGAATTGTCGTAAGTTTCATTTTCTCTTAATTGAGATTTGAGTAAAACATTACCTGTAAAAGTTTTGTTTTCATCGTGGATGCTGGCCATTCCAAATCGTTCTTTACGAACTGTTTCGCCTGCTATTTCTATTGTATCTTCTAGTATCATATTTAAAGTCCTCACTTTTTTATTTAATATACATACATTATGCACTCTTGTGAACCAAGAGTCAAGCATTTTTTTAAAGATTTAGGGTTTTTTTCGTGTTTTTACTCGAAATTATAGCAGTCTTGCCCCGAAATATCGCTACACATGTCCCTCCAGAGTTCTAGGTGGGGTATAACATACCCTAGGGTCACTCTAGGCTCTGTAGTTCCAGCGCAATGGTAGTAAACTTTATCGTGTTCTCGACCCCTACCATAATATCCTACTTTACATGACCAACCACCAGGGTCTTGTAAGTGAACCACTTCATGTGTTACTGGGTCTCTATACTTAAAGAACCCTCCTCCGTTTTCTGTGTATGAAATAAGTATATTGTAACCATGTGCATTCCAATTATTATGCCAGCCCATAAAACCATTGACAGGATAAAATACATGAACCGCTTCATTCCTCGCTCCTAACCATTGTGTTAGTTTTGTTTGTAATTCTTT